CCCTGAATTCGCTAAGAAAGTCAAGGTTCCTCCCCGCGTGGCTAAAGAATTTAACAAGGCTGATAAGGGGGTTAACCTTAAATCGTTGCCCAAGAAAGTAACTGGCAGAGGACGTTAAGCCATGGCTTATTCAAATACAACTGGAAAAACAACGATCAACGTTGACCAGTTAATTTCCTATGCTTTCCGCGATGCGGGCAAAACTGCAGAAGAAATGACGCCTGAGTTGGTCAATGCGGCCAAGCAGGCGTTGTTTTATAACCTGCAAAATTTATCTAACCGAGGTGTTAACCTTTGGTTATTGGAAAACCAGTTGTACGGCGCCTTAACGCAGCAACAACAATTGGTTTTGCCCAAGACTACAATTGATGTGCGCGAAGCAAATTGGGTGTATATACAAAACATCCAAGCGTCTGAGTATTTGCCTGTAGTAAACCCCACGGCGCCAGCAGCATTTGCGTTGAATCCAACCTTAAGCGTTTCTGCGTCTACTGCAGGCTATCCTAATTGGATCGGTTCTACGTACCAGCAATCACAAAGCGTATATTATGTTGGCTGGAATTGCTACGCACCCAACACCACGCAAACATACAATCTGGCATTTGAATATAGCGATGACGGCGTAAACTGGTTCCTTAAAGAACAGTTCCCCGCCATTACAATGACTGATTACCAGTGGCAATATTATAATATTTCTACCACTGAGCCGCATTTATATTGGCGTTTGCGCGAGACTGTAGCAACTTCGTTCTCAGTGCGCCAAATTGTTTTCTCTACCAGCCAGCAAGTTATTCCTTTATCGCGTTTGAACCGCGATGATTATTGGAACTTGCCCAACAAGCAGTTCCCCTCGGTTCGTTCGCTGCAATACTGGTTTGACCGCACCATTGAGCCCTCGATGTATTTGTGGCCGGTGCCAAACAACCCGTATCAAATGTTCCAGTTAATCGTGGAAGTGCAGATGCAAGATGTTGGTTCGTTAACCAACCAAATTTATGTGCCCGATCGGTGGATAAACTGCATACAAAAACAACTGTCACATTCAATGGCAATGCAGCTTCCCGGCGTTGATATGCCGAGAATCCAATACTTGGAACTGCAGGCCGAAAAGGCGTTCATGCAGGCCAGCGAAGAGGATCGTGACAAGTCACCGATCTATTTCCAACCCAACTATAGCTACTACACAAGATGAGCGTTGTAATGACCTATGACTCGCTCGTAGCCAATATTATTGACTACATGGAGCGTGATGATGCCGATTTTGTCGCGGCTATTCCGGGCATGATCGCGCTGGCCGAATCTTCGATTGCGGCTGAGTTGCGGTCATACATTCAGCTAATCGTGGTTGAAACCAACTTGGTTCAAAACCAAACTACTTTGACCAAACCAGCCCGCTGGCGTAAAACTGTTAGCATGAAAGTTAACGGACAGCCCATGCTGCTCCGAAGCCAAGATTATGTGTCGCAATACCTAGCTGAGTCTAGCGCAGGCCAGCCTTCGTATTACGCAGAGTATGATTATTCTAATTGGAACTTTGCGCCGGCGCCCGATAAATCATACCCCGTAGAAATTATTTACTACGCGGAAATTCAACCTTTGGATGAGCAAAACCAACAAAACCTTTGGACCTCTGTGGCTCCTCAAGCCATGTTATTTGGTTCGTTGTTGCAGGCCCAAGGTTATTTGAAGGCGCTAGACAAACTGCCAGTGTGGAAGTCGTACTATACAGACGCGATTGCCGCGCTGAAGAAAGAAGACGATCTGCGCCGCGTTGACCGAAACACAAGTGTAATGGAACCCTAATAGATGACTACACCAACTTACACCTCGCCGTTTACGGGCACTGTTGTTACCCCAACGGATGTTTCGTATGAACTGCTGACCTTTAGCGCCAATAAAACTCTTTATTGGCCTACAACGGTCAATTCGACCCAGACGGTAGCCGCACGTATCATCGACTGTATTGCGACCACTAGCGGCCTTTCTATTGCCCTTCCTGACGCCTCCCAAGGCGCCTTGGGTACGGACATTCTGTTCCGCAACTTGGGTTCACAGTCGTTCACAATTACCAACAACACTGGCGGTGCTTCGATAACAGTTGGCGTTGGTCTAGCTAAGTATTTTTATCTAACAGACAATACTTCGCAGGCAGGTGTTTGGGGCAACGTTACGTTTGGCGCTGGCACCTCTGTGGCCGATGCAGCTTCGTTGGCTGGTTCAGGTTTGACTACCTACAACGGTAAACTGGCAACGGCTCAGAACGTTGTTGATACCGCTGTGGCGCCAACTCTTAGCCAAACCAGCAACGCGGTAACTTACAATTGGACAGGTGGCGCAGTAACGTTTACGCTGCCTACCACCCAAAACCTCAATACAGGTTGGTATATTGGTTTTCGCAATAGCGGAACGGGCACTTTAACTTTTACTACCTCAACGCCCCAAACCATTAATAGTCAACAAACCATTGTTACCAACCCCGGTGATTCTGGTTTTATCATGTATGACAGCATCAGTAATGGGTTTATTACTGTAGGCTGGGCGCCAGCTTCGGTTGTCTCGTTTAATTCTTCTGCATATGACGTAGACAGCATTGTAGGCAACACTTTGAATCTTACGGCTTATGCGCCTATTATTCAAACTTATGTTGCCCAATCAGGCACCAGAACTCAGCCCTTGAATGTTGTTTTGCCGGCAATTACCCAGCTTTATGTTCTGGTTAACAATACCAACCAATCTGGGTATAACATTACTTTTAAATGTTATGGCAGTTCTCAAACACCGTTAATTTTAGCGGCCGGCGCCATTGCAACTGTTTTGAGCGACGGTACAACGTTGTATCCGCTGTCTCTATCAACAACTGGTATTTTTTACGCAAACAACGGCACTTCGGGCGTTCCAACTTTTTCGTTCTACAATGATACAACAACCGGTTTGTATTTAAAAAATACAGGCATTCTTGGTATTACCGCCGGTGGCACAGAGTTGATTGACGTTAATAATAACAATCCATCGGCTCCGGTTGTAACTATTAATGCTCCGCTTATTGCTCAATCAATTCCCGGTGGGTCCTTTTAATGGCTGATGATGCTAACCTTGCACAGTACAATTCAATTTATACCCTGCAAGTTCAAGCAGGTATAAAGCGAGATGGTACTGCTTTTGAGTCTGAAGAGTTTACAGACGGTGTGTGGTGTCGTTTCCAGCGGGAACGCGCACGAAAAATTGGCGGCTATAAAACAATTTTTAACAGCCTAACTGGCATTTACCGCGGTATGGTGATCCAACCATACAACGGCGTTAACTATATTTTTGCTGGCAATTTTAACGAATTGGACGTGTTCACCACCGGCGCCAATTATTCGTTTGGCAGTGGCCCATTCCAAGCACAAATTTTGCCCGGACAAGTTGGCCTTCAAGTTGTTAATCCAACAACAAATAGCATTCAGATTGCGGGCACTTCGGGTGTTTCGGGAGCAGTTAAATACTTCCCCGTTGGTACTAAAATTATCTTTTCGCAGTCGGGTACACCAACAACTTATACAACCACCAGCGTAAGTTATTCTGCGCCGTATGTGCAGTTGGGGTTCAGCGGAACTATTCCATCTACGCCAACACAGGCATGGATCCAAAATGCTGCGGTGTTTACCCCAGATCCCGTCGGCGGCCCTTATCGTTTAGACTGGCAGTTTGACTCGGTTTTCAGCCCTTCAGGCGGCCAACTTCAAATCTTGGCCCACCCCGGCTATAACTTGGTTAACATCGACAGCGGTGTGCCTTCGCAGGTTTTGGTTGGTAACATTACACCATCTACTGGCGGTGAAACTTGGACCTTTACTGGCCTATCGGATAGCGCAGGCCAAAATCCCACGTACCAGCCTATTTCTGTTGACGGCGGTGTTTGTGTGCTTTATCCATTTACGTTTGTTTATGGATCTCATGGCTACATTGCCAACAACAACGTTAGCACACAAACAAGCTCAATTACCTACCCCCAACAATCTTTGTATGATTGGAACGGCGTATTTGCCAACCAAATCAACGTTGCGGCTTCAAAGATTGTTAAAGGTCTGCCGGTTCGTGGCGGTACTAATTCCCCTTCTGGTTTATTCTGGGCAACAGATAGTTTGATTCGTGTTTCATTTACTGCGGCCAACGCGCCGGTGTATTGGAACTACGATATTGTTTCTAGCCAAATCTCCATCATGTCGTCTAACGCCATTGCTGAAATGGACGGGGCGTATTTTTGGATGGGCGTCGATAGATTTTATGTATATAACGGGTCGGTAAAAGTTTTACCGAATGATAAGAACGTTAACTACCTGTTTGATAACATCAATTTTTCCGAACGCCAAAAAGTGTGGGCTACAAAAATCCCACGTTTTAATGAGATTTGGTTTTTTTATCCCCGCGGCACTGCAACAGAATGCACTGACGCAATCATCTATAATACCAAAGATCAAATTTGGTATGATGCGGGCCAAGCAGTTGGCGCGCAACGTTCATGCGGTTATACAACTGAATTGTTGCCGACCCCCATTTGGGCAGATTGGAATTACGAGCCGCTTTACAGCGCACCACAAAAAACTGTTGCAACGCCCACTGGACAATCTGCGCCATCATCCAATCAATTTTATTTGTATGGTGATCAGACACCGTTGTTTAGCCCCGGTGATTATGTAACATTATCAAAAGACCCGTCGGCAACCGTTTATTTAATTGCGTCTAGCCAAAACATTTATAACGCTACGATTGGAACTCCCGGGGTTACCTTAGTAACAACGGCAATTAGTTTCCCATCAACATTGCCAACTGGTACTGAAATTTATGTAGTTACCGGCGGGTATAATATTTGGCAACATGAGTTTGGTACGGATTGTGTTGGGTTAACGGGCAGCACGGCTGTTTATTCCAGCATTACAACCAGCGATATTAGTTGGATTGGCGGATCGCCCAGCGGCGACGCCGCACAAGGCGTTAACCGCCGTATGCATTTACGCCGGTTTGAGCCAAACTTCTTGCAAACTGGCGACATTGCCATGACAGTTCTAGGCCGCAAGTTTGCCGACGATGACATTAAGACCGAAATGTCTGGCCCGTATGTATTTAACGCCGATGCCGGTAAGGTTGACTTACGTGTTGAATACCGCCTGATGCGCTTGAAATTCGAATCAAACGAACTTGGTGGCAACTACGAAATGGGCCGTAACATTATCACCTGCGAATACGGCGATGAACGCCCATGAGCAATAGAATTATCCAGTCCTTTCCGTTTAGTACGGAATATGGCAATTTCGAGGAATGGTCTGGTAATTTTATTATGTGGTATGGCAAAGAAGCCATAGGGCAGGGCGACGACAATAACTGGCAAGAAATTGCCAATCAAATTGTAAATACCCCGTCCTTTGCCGCATACGGACTCAAATCCCCCGAAGAATATGATACATGGCAAGAATGGGCTAAAGACCTTACTTTGGCAATTAACGGGCCAACTCATTGAATTTTTTGCATTAATATACGTAGAATATTAACTTAATAATTATGGCAGATTCTTCTACTACCGCTACAGATACATCAGGATCTGCCTCATCCGCGGTCCCTGCTAATGCTGACTGGAATGCCTATTTGGCAGCCAATCCAGATGTAAACACGTATGTACAAGCTAACCTTGGACAGTTTGGTGGGAATGCTGCTTTAGGTGCCCAACAGCACTATCAAATGTACGGCCAAACAGAAGGCCGCGCATTACCAACGCTTTCTACAGACACTTCAGCCATAACACCTGCAACGGGTGGTTTGCCAGCTACTACACCTGCAGCTACTACACCGGCAGCTACTACACCGGCAGCTACTACACCGGCAGCTACTACACCGGCAGCTACAACGGGTGGCGGTTTGGATGCCTTGGCGGCAACTACAACAGCGGATAACACTGCTGCACAGACCGATCTGCAAAAACTTGGGTTTTCAAACCTTACATCGGATCAAGCAGCAAATATAGTTTCCCAATATGCAGCTAATGGCGGCTCTGGAAGCATGGCGAATATTGGCGCGCCTATTGTTCCTGTTTATGGGCGGTCCGCTGCAGATTTAGCAACCAATCCTTTAGGGTTTGGTGATTCACCAGTATTAACCGGATACCAAACGCCCGGACAAGATGTTCAGTACGACGCTAACGGAAAAATAACTAGCGCCATAACTGGAGGCTACCAATATACTTTTGATGATTCGGGCGCAGTTACTTCTAAAACAAAAGCCGAAGACAACACGTTTGGTAATTTCTTAAAAAATGCTTCATCGGTCATTGTTCCCGCAATGACAGCAATTGTTGCTCCATATTTATTGCCTGAGATTACTGCGTTATTGCCCGCAGAAACCAGTGTAGCAACCATCAATGCCGTAAACAACCTTGCAGCAAGTACGCTTGCAAATACGGTTACAGGAACCGTAAACCCATCGTCGCTTATTGCTGGCGGGTTGAATGTTGGTGCTGCCGCAACTGGCGCTACTAGCACGGTGGCTGATGCGTTAACTAAGGCAGGATTAGATGCTTCTACCGCCGCCAAAGTAGCTGCCGCCGCAGTAAAAACCGGTTCTAACGTTATTGCTTCCGGTGGAAAAACTCCATCTGGAATGGGGCTTGCATCAAGTGTAATGTCTACATTAGCATCATTGAATTCAGGTAACACCGGAACAAATAATACAGTAGCCAATGCCACTGCTCCAACTTCCACAACAGACTATAATGCTCAACAAGCTGCAAATGATGCCGCTTTGGCTGCTGCTGGATTTGACACAAAGGGCGGTTCTGTAACAAATACAGGTCAAACTGGTACTGATACAACAGCCGGTGGTCTGACAGCACTTACAAACCAAGCTGCTAATATAAGCGGTGTTCCGGCTAACTATGATTGGAACAAGTATTTAGCAGCTAACCCCGATGTGGCTGCGTATGTTAATGCCCATTTAAGTGATTTTGGCGGCAATGCTGCCTTGGGCGCTCAAGAACAATACCAAAAGTTTGGTCAAGCAGAAGGCCGCGCCTTACCGGGTGTTTCTCCAACAGACACAAATTCCACAGCAGGTACAGCAGGTACAGCAGGTACAGCAGGTACAGCAGGTACAGCAGGTACAGCAGGTACAACTGGTGGTCTAACTGCATTAACAAACACAACCAATCAAACTGGCACATCGTCCAATTTAGGGGTTAATAGCACAATAACTTCGGCAGCACAAGCGCAAGCAATTGCTGATGAACTTAATAAAGATCCGAATAGCTTATCAACATATTCGGTTGATTCTAATGGCAAGTTGGTTGCCACCCCTAAAACAGATCAAACTGGTGCCAATACAACAAATCAAACAGGTACTAATACTGGAACGTCATCAGTTACAGATCTTGGAACTATTAAAGTTACTGCAGATGGAACCGTTCTTGATGCAAACGGTAAACCGCTTACAGGTTCTTCTTACACAAATGCCACTGGAACAGGCGGGTTAACAAATGCAAACAACACAACGGTTGGCTTAAACTTTGCTAATTTAGATCCATCTCAACAAGCAAATGTTAGTAATATTATTGCTAACATCACAAATACTTCAGGCAGTGCAAATGTTGGCCCGGGGGGAGCAGATCCAAACACATTTAAGCAATTAACTGGTTTTAACGTTCCTTCGGGGGACCCGGGTTTTCAGTTAATTGGAACAACAACTAGTAATGGTTCTCCAGTTTACCAAACTTCGGATGGTAAAACTTTTATTCTGGCAACTGTAAATGGTCAAATCGCCCCGCAATTAGTTAATTCCAACGAAATTACAGTTAGTACGGATACATCTGGGCTTAAAAATAAAACCGGTCAAACAGATACTGGTCAAACAAACACTACCCAAACAGCCGCTCAAGCCGCATTAGCCAAAGCTGCTGCTGATGCACAAGCCAAAGCTGCTGCTGATGCACAAGCCAAAGCTGCTGCTGATGCACAAGCCAAAGCTGCTGCACAAGCCAAAGCTGATGCACAAGCCAAAGCTGATGCACAAGCCAAAGCTGATGCTGCTGCTGCGGCTGCGGCTGCTACATCCAGTGGTACCGCAGGTGGATTATCGACGCTTAATGGTGGAACAACCGGCGGCGGTGGCGCAACAGGCGGTGGTGGCGATGGCACAACAGGCGGTGGAGGAACGGCTGGTGGCGATGGCACAACAGGCGGTGGTGGTAATACCGGCGGTGGTGGATTAAGCGCCCTTGACCAAGCTGCTGCTGACAAAGCTGCTGCTGACAAAGCTGCTGCTGACAAAGCTGCTGCTGACCAAGCTGCTGCAGCGGCAGCAAATAATTCAAATAATACTGCATCGCAGGGAGGCGTAACATTTGCCTCAAATGGTGACGGAACATTTTTAGGTTCTGACGGTTTAGATTACGTTAAACAACCAAACGGTATTTATGTGCCTTATACAACAGGTGGTCAAAATATAAATACCGGTAGCGGCAAAACTGGCGCATCTGGCGCATCTGGCGCATCTGGCGCATCTGGCGCATCTGGCGCATCTGGCGCATCTGGCGA